GAACGTTTAAAAGCATTAAATACTCTGATAACTAATATATATTAATTAAGGAGTATACATGTCTGACGATTTATCAAATGAAGATATTATTAACTTTTCTTTAGATTTTGACTATGCATACAGTCATTATCAAATGGGGAGTTATGTTGTAGATGGCAATATCACCGATTGGCGTAAGGCAAAACAATGTTTAATTGAAATTGAACATAGAACTCAGTCAATTGAAGATAGAACATTCGATGACAAGAAAAAACTTGCTGAAATTCAAATCAAAAAAGAAGAATTAGAGTCTGAAGAATCACCTGCTAAACGTCATCTAATAGAAGTTGAAATTGAAGAGTTTGAATGTCATCTTGCAAGAAACAAACGTAGAATAGCACAAATTATTCAAGAACGTGAAAGATTCATGGAGCAGTTTAGAAAACTTATGCCTGACAAAACTCATATGTTAGAAATGAAAGAAAATATTGAAGAAAAAGAAAGAGAATATTGGATTTCGCGTATGGGTAAACAATCAGCAATGGAAATGTTGTCAATGGGCAAAATACAACCAGGTAATCTAGAAAGTATTATGCATATGCCTCATGAGGATCAAGCAAAAATTCTTAGAGGTGCATTAGAATACACAAAACAATTTGAAACAGGTATTGTTTCTATTGAAAAAGATGTTGAGCAAAAACTAATCAATACTCTTAAGAGCAAAGAAAAATTAGACATTGTTCCTAAAATTGAGGAAACTATACAAACAAATGCAAAACTTCTCGATTCCCCTGAATCCGAAACTTGATTACGATAGTTTTTCCAAAAGATTTATACCCTTTTTAGAAAAACATAAAAAGTATATCTATGATGTTTACTTCACTAGTCGTATACCTCCGTTTGGGCAAGACGCCATGGGTGATGTTTTTCATCAAGGTGACTGGGGAGCAATTAGTGAAAATGCAATTCAAATACAAGAAATATTAGGTATACCTGTTAGTGCAACATTTAATAATATAAATGTACCGCCAACATCACAGAATTTACAAATTTGGATCAAAAATTTTGCACCGTTATACGAAGCAGGTGTACGCATTGCAACATTGCCTCATACTATATGGATGTTACAAGGTGCTGTACAAAAAGCATATCCTGAACTACGTGTAAAAAATACTATTTTACGTAATGTACAACGTGCAAACGAAGTTGTAAAACTTGCAGAAGCAGGTTTTTATTATGTAAACTTAGATAGAGATTTAATGCGTGACAAAGATAAACTATTAGAAATAAAAGAAGCAAAAGAATATGTAAGAAAAAATATTTGTCCTGACTTTAGAATTAGTTTGTTAGCAAACGAAGGATGTTGGGGGAATTGTCCTGTACAAGATGAACATTTTGAATATAATTTTTCAAGACAAGATGCAACGGATCCAACATATTTTATGGACCCAATATCTAAACCTACTTGTCCTAGATGGGACGCTATGGATCCAGCCGCACAGTTAAAAGTTGCCAACTTTACTCCATGGAAAGAAGATTGGGTTGAACTTATGGACGCTGGTATTGATGTGTTTAAAATGCATGGTAGAGAATCTATAGATAGATTGTGGGAAACTGTAGATTTAGTTGAAAGATTTGCAAATGATCAAGATATTTTGTTCGATAACTTTAATGAATTCATTGAAGTAGGTGATTTAGACAACAAGCCAATCAAAGTATGGCGTGAAAAAATTAAAAATTGTAAATTTAATTGTTGGAAGTGTCATTACTGTGAAGATGTAGTAAGTGCAAAAATAAAAAACAAGTTTGTAGGTGCAATTAATAATGCAATTGAAAAAAGCATGGATAATGTAAGTAAACTATCAGATAACACTTTACAAATAGAAGGTTTAACCAGTCATAAAATTAAACATTTCTTAAACAACCTATGTGAAACAAAAGATGTAAGATATTTAGAAATAGGTACATGGCATGGTGCAACATTTTGTAGTGCTTTAGAAGGAAACAATATACAAGCAGTATGTATTGACAGTTGGCACACAAATGACATAGAACCTATGCGTGAAGTAGACGGTTGGAAAGGAAAAGATGGAAATCCTCTCAAAATATTCCAAACAAACATGGCAAAAGTCAAAGGTCCTAACAGAGTATTAGGATTTAATGAGCCTGTGGAAAGTTTAGACTTGACAAATATTCCACATACTAGTAATATAGTATTTTATGATGGTGATCATACGTATGAACAAACAAAAAACTTTTTAACAAGGTATTATGACAAGTTTGAAGAAACATTTGTTTTGATTATGGATGATTGGAATTGGATACAAATACAAAATGCAACTAATGAGCATATAAATGAAAAAGAATATAAAATACTATTTCAAAAACAACTACAAACAACTGGAGAAGATCCAAATGACTATTGGAATGGCTTAGGTATATTTGTATTGAGAAAGAAAAGAGAAAATATTACCTAATGCAACCATATAAACACATAAAAAATTTTATTGAAAAAGAAACTGCACATTTTCTGTATGAATATTTAGAATTTAGCACTAAAGTTTATATTACAGAAGGAGATCCACAAGCAAAAACCGGTGACGAAATGGTTCCTGGTTGTTTAGGTCCGCGAAGTGGCGACCTTACGTTTGATGCTTTCTTAAATTTTATGCATAAGAAAGTAGAAGGAATCACAGGTTTAACATTGTTTCCAACGTATACGTATGCACGTTTGTATACTTCAGGAAATGCTATGCCTAAGCATAGGGATAGACCTGCATGTGAATATAGTTTAACTGTAAAGTTAAGCGACAATAGAAAAGGCAACTGGCCTATTGTAATTGAAGATCAAGAAGTCTTTTTAGAAGATGGTGATGCTGTTCTTTACAAAGGTTGCGAAGTAATGCACTGGCGTAACAAGTGCGAAATTGAGGATTATAAATTAGGTCAAGTATTTTTACATTATGTAGATGCTAACGGTCCTTATGCTAATGAACGTTACGATGGATACTATGATAAAGGAATCTTTTTTGAAAAAGATCTAAAGGAATTTCTATAATGCAAGTAAATTCTATATGGCCCACTAATGTTGGTATTGCACAACGTTCAATTGAAGATTGTTCGGACCATAAAGTAATTTACGATTTAATAAGACGTTTAGAAAAAGAAAATAGTATAGACAATGGTGAAGGTTTGGGGTTTGTAACTGACGGAAGTATTCATCAATATGACGAATTACAAAATCTTAACAAATGGTTAATACAACAAGTACACAAGTTTGCGGATAATATTGGTTGGGATGTCGATATAGAAGATATTTTTGTTGCAAACAGTTGGGCAGTATTAAGCAAACAAGGTGCTAGTACACATAAACCTCATATACATGCAAACACATTATTAAGTACTGTGTATTATGTACATGCACCAGAAGGTTCTGCACCATTAGGATTACTTCAACCTGATACAAAGTGGAAACCTTGGCAACCAGACTTTAAAACACGTACAGTTGACACTGAAGGAGAGTTTTATATTCCTGCCAAAACAGGACAATGTGTGATTTTTAGAAGTGACATTCCGCATATGACAGGACAAAACAATTTTACTAATTCTAGTGAACTACAAGAACGTGTAGTAATACCTTATACTTTTAATTTAAAGAATTTAGGTAAGAAATCGAGAGGTAGACATTATGGAATCTAATGTTATAGGTTTATTTCCAACAGGATTTGTAGAATTTAAACTTGACATAAGTGATCATGATATACAAGAACTGATTGATGCTGTAGAGTGGACAAATCATAAGCAAGGATTTGAAGAATTTCCTATGTATCAAATTTCTAAACAAAATTTACAAGATGAACCTGCATTTTCATCTTTAAGCAAACAAATAATTGATTGCGGTATTGAATATTGCAATAAAATAGGGTATAAACCAGAAAATTTATACATTACAAGCATGTGGATGAATAAATTTAGCAACAGTCAAAGCATTGGTCCACATACTCATACAAATAGTTTGTTAAGTGGAGTATATTATTTGAATAGTACGCCTGATCAGGGTGGTACAGAATTTTATAATCCGATAAGTAAAATGCGTAACACCATAAGTGTTACACGAGACGGAAACAGTCCGTTTTTAACGGATAGAATTAGTAGTAAGGCTGAACCTAATAAACTTATTATGTGGCCTAGTTACATAGAACATAGAAGTGAAAAGAACATAACAAGTAAAGCACGTTATACTCTTAGTTTCAATTTGTTACCAACCAAGTTAGGCAACCAAGAACACTTTAATTACGCGGAGATAAAATGATAAAAACAATTTGCATACTAGGAGGCGGAACAAGTGGATACTTATCAGCCGCATATTTAAGAAACACTATACCTACTGGTGTTAAGATACAACTTATTGAAAGCAGTAAAGTTGGTATTATTGGTGTTGGAGAAGGAACACAACCATACACTACAGAATTTTTACGTAAATGTGGATTACAGCCTATTGACTGGATGAAAGCGGCCAAAGCAACTTACAAATTAGGAGTAGAGTTTAATGGTTGGAGTGATGCTCCGTATTTTGTTGACAATGATGACTATGGTAGTTTTGTATTAGGGCCTGAAATTCCTACATTTAATTATTGGTTGGGAAAAAGTAAAAAAGAATTCTTTGAATTTGTACAAAGTTATAAACTTGCTAAAGCAAACAAATCACCCAAGTATAATCATGTGATGGATTTTACACATGGCTTTATGATGCCATCGTGGGACGCAGTACACTTTGATGCACATAAGATCGGTGAAGCAATTAAAGAAAAAATAAAAGATGAAATTGAAATTATTGATACTGAAATTGTAGAAGTTGATACTTTTGAAAACGGTATTAAATGCTTACGTGATGACGGAGGTGCTGAATATCATGCAGATCTGTATATTGACTGTAGTGGCTTCAAAAGTTTACTATTAGGAAAAACATTAGGTGTTAGATATTTAGATGAAACTGAAAATCTGCCTTGTAATAGTGCAGTTGCTATTCCAACACAATATAAAAATCCACAAGAAGAATGTCATCCATATACAAAAGCAACAACAATGAAACATGGCTGGCGTTGGACTATTCCTACATATGAAAGAATAGGAAATGGATATGTTTACAGTGACGCTTATTGTTCTAAAGAAAATGCTGAAAAAGAATTACGTGAAGCAATAGGAGAATTTGATGCTCCTGCTAATCATTTGCAAATGCGTATAGGTACACACGAAGGTATAGCACATGACAATGTTGTTGCAATAGGTTTAAGCGGAGGCTTTGTTGAACCTTTAGAAGCAACAGGTATTACGTTTACAACTAAAGCAGTAGAATTTTTAGTTGACAGTTTAAGACAAAGTGATGGTACATGGACTAAACAAAACTTGTCTTACATTAATGGACAATGGTTATCAATGTACTATGAAATTAGAGATTTTATTTTTACACACTATAAATTTGCTTCAAGAAAAGACACACAATTTTGGAGAGATGTTACAAGTAAAGAACTTCCTGATACATGTAAGCAACGTTTAGAAAAGTTTGTACCAGGACCTAAAGATAGTATGTTTTTACCAGGCATTACAAGTATGTTTCACACAGGACAATGGTTTGAAATGTTGTACGGAAGTGATTTTTACAAAAAGAGTGTGGCATTTATGGCCGACGATTATTTAAGGTATGCTGAAAGTTATGTTGACTCTGAAAATTATCGTATAGATCGCATTATGCGTGACTTAGACAACCATTATGACTATCTCACAAAATGGTATAAGAACACATAAATAGTAGTATGAGCATGATCAAAAAGTTTTACACAACACTAGTCTATGAAGTAACAGATGTTACAGGAGAAACTAGTTTTAAAATGGGGCCTTTCTTTACTGAACAAGTAAGGATTGCAACAAGCAATCTTTCTTTCCATTTAAAATTTACACCAGATGAAAAAAATCTAAACGAAGCAATTACTGCTGAAAACTATGATTTAATTATTCCACCTAATACAGTTGAAATTATGCCTAATGTTAGAGGCGGTTTTATTGCTGTAAAACCAATCAAGTATGGTGTGGATAGTACATTTGTTGATGGTAAAATAAGTATTACTGAAATAGATCTGCTTTATGACACAAGAAGATAATCTATACAAAATACTTGGAGTAAATCCAAGTGCTACTCCAGCAGAAATAAAAGAATCATATAGACGTTTGTCAATGGATTTACATCCTGACAGAGGTGGTGACCAAAAACACTTTATCAAAATAACTGAGGCTTACAACATTCTTAGCGATAAGGATAAAAGAAAGCAGTATGATATTATTATTAATCTAGTTAGTGTTACTGCACATGAAGTTGAAATAGTTAGTGACAAAACTAGTAATATCAAATTTGATATTAAGCAATTTGGCGGCAGTGTTTCAGTAGATCAAATTAAGTAAATTTCTTTTTAACGTGAAAATTATTTTTGTAGGCTTCGTCGCCTGCATCGCCTAAAATATTTTGATGTGCTTTCCATTCATTCCAGTCAGTAGGAACAACTTCCATTTCCCAATCTTGTCGTTTAAAAGGAATAACTTGTACCATTGGAGTACTTGTATTAAATTCATATGCCTCTCCTACAGGAGCGTTAAAAACAAAAGGAAAATTAATTGGCACTCTGTAGGTATCAGTATCAACGATACCACTTAATGTGTGATAATTATCCGTTGGTACATTTAAAGGATGTGTAAAAAAGCAACTCCAACCCGGAGGTGTTTCTATTATCCAAGGACTACCAAACTTTAATACAGGTTTATCTTTCCATGGAGCATTTTCAAATTGCCCAATAGCATGAGAAGTCATAAAAATGCCACCAGATCCTTTTTTGCTTACTTGTGAGTTAGACAAGTGTGTTACTGTTAAGTCAGAACAAAAATTAATAATATATCCTGTTGTAATTGCATCTAAAAAAGGTGGACATTTTTTAATTGTAGGCATTGTTTCAATAGGACCGCCAAGTGATTTAGTTTGTTTAAACCAATTTGGAACCATTTTTGTAGCAGGTACAGGCTGGGGAACTTTATCCCAATCTTCAAATTTTTCTACAACCACTTGCTGTGATGTTAAACTATTAATTGGTCCTGGGGGTTTTGTGAATCTAATCTTCAGTTTGTCCATGTTACAATTACTTATACGATAATTATTTGTATGAAGAATGAACTGAACATCAGTGGTATCTTTCCAATACCAATCGCAACAACAACAATAGACTTACCGGACATATCCAAAATAAATTGGGTACAAGGAGATCTGTTTTTGCAAAGTGAAGATGATTTGCACAAAAAAGATTACATGCAAGGCACAGTAACAAACATTTTGGACAGTGCATGTGCGTTTGCGGAAACAATTGGTTGGCGTAAAGAAGAATATTTTATAACACAGATGTGGGCAAACAAATATGCTCCTGGTACTGATACCAAAACAGGAGGTAATATTTTTTCACATTTTCATTCAAATAGTTTGTTGAGTGGTGTTCTGTATTTTGATGAAAATACTCCAACCAGACTTTACAATCATGATAAAACTAGACAGATAATAAAAACTAGTAGTGCAGAAAGCACTGCTTTTACAAGTGAAATTTTTACTATAAATGCAATGCCAGGTAGACTTTTACTGTTTCCAAGTTATATTGTGCATGACAGTCAACCTAGTGATAAAGAACGTGTAACTATTGCGTTTAATGTTTTGCCTAAAAGTTTAGGCATAAAAATGGATTATAACTATCTTGATTTGTCTAAAGTAGATTAAACAATTAAATCTAAAACTGTTTGTAACTTTTCTTTGATTGCTTTGTTCTGAAGTGTATTACGTAACCCTACATGCAAAGGCTTTGGCCAACAATTAACATTAGTCCAAGCATAACCGCTGTGTTCTTCATTTAATTGTGGTATAAATTCTTGTTCAATTATTGCAAGGTATGTATGAAAGAAAAATTTACTATCGTTTGAAGTAAACATTTCTAAAGGAATAACTTTTTTAATAGGTGGTGTTTTACCTACCTCTTCACTTATTTCACGTTCTAGTGCCTTCCAAGGAGTTTCGTCCCCTTCTGCCATACCACCTACAAGTCCCCATTGACCTGCGGTTTTTGTTTTAGTACGTTCTAAGAATAGAAAGCGTTTAGTGCTACGAGCATAAAATAATGCTCCACTACAAACAATGTTTTTATCTTTTATATTACTAGTCGCCATGACCCTTTTAAATATTCACCTTCATAACTTTTTAACCAAGCGTTTGATTCGTTAGTAAATTTATACTGTACGCCTGTATATGTATTAGTTATGTAGACTGGGGTCTGTACTACACTAGAATCGGCACGTTCATCATTTGAACTTGCATCAAAAGTTATTTCCCAAAATGTGCCATTCCATGTAATGATATCATTGGTACTTGCTTGTACTACTGTGCCATCTGCATTTTGCCAAGCATTCATATTAGAATCAGAACTGTCATTTTTTAAATGCTGATGTATATCATTTAAAATTAGATAACGTGTTCCTTGTGCAAGATTATCTAAATCTGGATTAAACGTTAATGGATCTATAATAGCATCTACTGTTCCTCTACTTGTAATACTATCTGTAAGTATTGTATTTTCAGGCACTGTGTCGCTATCAAAATTTAAAACAATCTCAGTTTCGTCTGTAGGATTAACACTTGCTGTTGCAACAATTTCATTTCCGTCTGCTTTTGCTAAACGTATTGTGCTTAATCCTGCTCTAAATTTACCTGGATATTGATCAAGAAGTTTAAACCAACTTACAGGTTCTCCTGTCCTATCAAATGATCCTGGTGAAGTTTCTGTTACACCTTCTGCAGGTGCAAGTAATTTTGCTGTGTTGTTTAAAATTAGTACACCAAAGTTTCCAGGTGTAACACTTACTGTTGCCATTGGATCTGCCGCATCAATAATACCATCGGAAATACTTCCTGTTTCGTCAAACACACTCATTACAATTTTTTCAATCACACCTAATTGTTTAACTTTTGCAGGAGGTGTAATCCATATAGGCATTGTAAATGCTAGTTCGCCAATGTCTATTTCAGTTTCAGTTCCTTGCGGAATACTTCTAGTGCTGTAATTAACACTTGAAAGTTCTATTAAACTTAAACTAGTCCAGTCTACATAGTTTGCTGTGCTTTGTATTTCTAAACTTGGGTTAAACAAAACTAGCATCTGTTCCATAATTTGTAATTTTTGATCTGTATTAGTACTCCATACATCACATTTCATTTGCAAGTTAAATGGTACAGGCATTAATCTTTCAACTGTATATCCTGGTCCTTGTCCAGATGTATATTCACCTGTAGCAGTATCATAATCTCTTTCACGTAAATGAACTTTACTAACATGCGTTGGATTTTGTACTCTGTCTCTTGCATATTCTAGTCCTGTTATATAACAACTAACACGAGGAGCACTTACAACTTTGTTTTCACTGTTGTCTCTAATTATATGTGCAACTTGTCTAGTAAGATTACCATAGGTAGCAGGAATTTTACGAAGTGTACCTGCACTATCTTTGTAACTAAAATTACTCATAACACGTACAAATTGTGTTACAAATCTTCTTATTTGTCCATCATAAAAATGTTGCATTAATTATCTGCCTTAGGTTTAAGAACTTGTGACAATGCTTGACGTTGCTCAACTTCTTTATTATTAATAGTTTGCTTCTTGTCATTATTAACAAAAGTACCAATTTGATTTTGTGCAGAATCACTGCTTGGTGTTTGTACTCTTACATTATCTTCAAATTTAGTCCATCTTCTTCCATTGTATCTAAACAATCTGTTTGGAAAATAATCTGTTCTAAGAAAAAATTCACCTTCTACAGCACCTTGAGGAAACTGCGAACCAAATCCGTATGGTTTTCCGTTAGTAGGCAATCCATCATCTGTTAAGTAACCAACATAATAGTTGTTTTTAGCAGATTTTAAAATTGCACTTGCATCTAATTTAGTAGTATCTACTTTTATATCTGTTTGCGATCCTTCTTCAGTTAACACATTACCACTGTCATCAGTTGGTACTACAAAGTATTGTTTTGTATCATATCCACCTACTACTGGTTGATTTGGATCTCCAGTTATATCTTCATTTGCTTGATTTAACACTGCTTCGTTGATCTGCATTTCTTTTTCGTATGTTGATAAAACATCACGTATAGTAGATCCTGTTCCTTCTCCACTATCTTTATCAAAAATTTCTTTAAATTCTTGGCTATCTAATATTGGTTTACATTTTGCTCTTAGTAAATGTGGATACCAAGTTTGACTAAATCCTTCACTTGGACGACTTACATCTTCTATTACATAAAAACGTTTAAGCGAAACACTGTAATCATTGAGTGCATAATCATCTTTTAAATGTGGCAATTCTAATACATCACCACTCATTAATTTTCTACCTAAATTTTCAACACTGCTATTCATATGAAATGTTATAAAAATAGTGTCATTTTGTAAGAACATTCCAAATTGTGAAAGGTCAAAATCTAAATCTTGTACGTTGTAGATGCCGCGAACAACATAAACATCATCTGAATATTTTCTATCTCTGTTTTCTAAAAACAGTAAATCTTGTATTTTAGTTTCAGGTATATCGTTTGTTCCATATGGTTGGCTTGGAGTGCTTTTATCAGCACCAGGATCTACAGGTCCTTCATATTTGTGAATGAAGATATCTGTACCCCCAACCTGAAAAGATTCATAAACATTCCTGTCTATAAAGCGATAATCTGCGGATTTTTCCGGTTTGTATAAACTTAGTCTGGGCATAGTAATTGTATTTATAGAATAAATATCAGTAACAAGGAAACTGATTATCATGCCAAAAAAACTAATTAACACAGGTACAAGCAATGACTCCGGAAACGGAGATTCTCTACGCAGTGCTTTTACTAAAATCAACGAAAATTTCAACGAATTATATACACTTACAGGTTCTAGTAACACGGCATCAGAAGTAGATATCAAAGGTAGTGTTTTTGCAGATGATAGTACTTTAATTGTAGATGGTGTTAATGGTGTATTAAATGGAAATTTAAATGGTAATGTAACAGGTAATGTAACTGGTAATGTAACAGGTGACTTAACAGGAAACGTAACATCAACAACTTCCAGCAGTAGTTTTGCGAATTTAGCAATTACATCTACACTTGATTTAACAGGTGCCTCAGTTTCAAGCGATGTCAATTTTGGTACAAATGATTTAACAGGAATTAATAATATTACAATTGGCGGAAACTTATTAACATCTGCAATGAGTCCGTTACTAGCAACAAGTTCAAATGGACAAAATTTAACACTAGCAGGTGGACAATCAACATCAGGTGATGGTGGTGATGCAATTATTAATGCTGGCGCAGGAACAGGAACTAACGGTGACGTACAAATTGGTGCTTCAAATACTGCAAATGTTGTAATCGGTGACGGAAGTAACACAGTTGATTATCCATCAGGAACAACAGTAGACTTTACAGGTGCTACTATTACAGGAACAAGTTTCTTAACAAGTTACACAGAAACAGATCCAGTAGTAGGTGCAATTACAGGAATAGTAAAAGCAGACGGCGCAGGAAATATTTCAGCGGCAGTTGCAGGAACTGACTATTTGGCAAGTGTTGCATTTAGTGATTTAACTAGCACACCAACTACACTTGCAGGCTATGGAATTACAGACGCCGCAACACTAAACAATATGGCTCCAACAGGTGCAGTTGACTTTACAGGTGCAACAAGTGTAGACTTTACAAGTGTAACTGTTACTGGCTTAGCAAGTCACACAGAAACAGATCCAGTAGTAGGTGCAATTACAGGATTAGTAAAGGCAGACGGCGCAGGAAACATTT